ACTAACAAGGTCTTGAGTAGGTTGCATAGTCTCTTGTATTTTACTAACATCAAGTTGCTCTGGCTTTGCTTGATTAGAAGCACCTGAAGCAAGAGCTGTTCCTAGTAAAGCTGAAAAGAAAGGTCCCATTGTATATATATCTCCTTAGTTTTTATCGTTATAATTTACACATACTATACTATTAAAACAAGCTATTTTGACTTATTAGCTTTATTATCCTTAGTTTTTTCTTCTGCTTCTTTCTCAGCAGTTAAAAACTCTATGATTCCTTGACACTTAATATAAGCTTGTTCAAGCCTCTTTAAATTATTTGTCAAATCTTCTATCTTTTTATCATAATCCATTATTTAACCTCTTTTATTTCTTTTAAAATACTGCTTAATATATCATTCTTAGCCTTTTCACAGCAACTAATATATTTACTATCATCATAGTAACCCTCAAATGCCCATCCTTTAGTTCCTACAAAACTATTATCTTTAGGTAGTTTTTCTAATTCACTTGTATTATCTGTGTAATAATCGAATGATATATCTTTCTTTTTATACTTCTTAATGATATTTAATACTTTGTCAAGCATTAGAAATTAGTCCCAAAAAATACTGCATTTTCAGTTGGTGTTGCTGGAGCTGCTCCTGTTGTATACTCTATATAAGGTAATAAAGAGGAGGTCGAAATATTAGCACCATAAGATTTAAATTCACGACCATGTTCTTTATTAAGAGAGCTAAGACCATGTGGGTTGTAGCTATTATCATAATATTCTTCTTTTTCCACAATCCCAAATTCAAAAGAACTATTGTTTTTTAAATCATTTCTAGCATCTGAATTTAATGTAATATCTTGCTCTGTTGGAGTACTATCAGTGCAAACATGCTCTGCTGAATATTCCGTAACATCATCTGCATCCCAACTTGGTGTATGCCCTACAAAATCATTCCAGTTACCTGAAACATTATTGTCTGTAAGACTTGATTTTAAAAGTATAATATGAATATCGCTTGGATAACCTGTACTTGTACCTGTATTTACATATTTGCCTGTTATTTTAAATGTTGCGCTTGTAACTGTATCGGTTATACCCGATGAATTAAAAACAAGAAAATTCTGATAGAGATTACAAGCAGTGTTTGTAACAGGAAGACCAAACTGACCACTAGATGTAAATGAGTAAGTATTTAACATTCCGCAAGTTCTTGAGGTTGCTGTTGTTGATTTTGCAAATACAGGAATTGCATTGTTAGCAGTTGAAGCATTTCTTGCCTGAGTAATAAAGCTTGAAGTGTATTCATTTGATGTCGAATTAAGAACAGTAGGTTGACGATAAACATAATAACTATCCTCAGTAGTCCCTGCTGCCAAATCTGCATCAATATATTTTATATTATATGAGTTTCTTAAATATCCATTTATTGAAAAGTATTTAGTGTATCTATAGCTTCCATCATCATTTTGTTTTAATGAATGGGTTGTTTCTAATTCTTGTAATTGGCTATAATCCTTGTCAAACAAGCTAGGAAGATTTATATAGAATAACTCATTACTTACTTTAAAAACAAATTTATTATTAATTGGTTCATAATAGTTACTATCAACTTCAATAGATAAATTTTTACCAAAAACATTATTTATATCGCTGCAAAATTGTTCTAAGCTAATATCTAAAAACGAGGTGTCTTCGAAATTCTTTCTTTTAAATAATGTTTTAATCTCATCAGGTATATCATTAGTATTAATAAATCCAAAAAATACATTATCATGTATGATATAGCCAATAACCTTTTTCCCATCTTTTGTAAGATATTTTCCACTACCACCATCATCAAAATCCTCCAATCCATATATATTACACAATTTATTTATAATTATATCACCATAATTATCTACATTATAAGATTGAATAGTAAATATTATAGAATTTTTATAATAAACAGCACTACCATTAGGATACATATCTTCATTTATTATGTAATTGCTTAAATTAGAATCTCCAAATTCTTCTTCTAAACTATATTCTCCTGTTGTGATATAATCATCAGTTATTTTGCCAATATGACAATCAAAGTAAGGAATATCCCTATTTAAGCGATTATATGTGTTATGCATACCAAGAGTCGTATTTCCATTATTTTCGCCTATATTAGTCAAATTAAAGCCAAAATCATCCCTTATAGATGTTGTGCTTGAATATTTTGAGTTTTGAATTTCTAAACCTGTATTATGTATATCAAATTCAACTTTAAAATCATTAAAACTCTTATTGACCTTGACTAATTGATTTACTCTTGAAGCACTTAATTTAATTTCTAAATCAGTTTCTACATTAAAATCTTGTGATTCTCCATCTAATTCTACATTAATTAAACTAAACTCTAATTGCTGGGTTCCTTCATGTTGATTATTATCAGGTCTGATACCAACTACTTTATAAGGGTTGTTACCTTTTCGCTTTCCTACACTAACAATGCCTTTATCCATTAAAGATATATCTCCAATAGTAGATGTTGTATCCCTAAAAGTCAAGTCAATATCATCAAATGTTCCATCAGGTTTTTTATACCACAGAGGCCCAGCTTTTGAATAAAGCCTATAAGTTGTATCATCTACTTGACAGCTTGTTCTACTTAGAGGTTTCATTCTTAAAGTATTTCTTATATTCTTTTATGTCTTGTTGCCAGAATTTTAAAGACTTCTTTAATATTTTATTGTATTGCCTATTATTCATTAGAAATCTAAACTTGCTACACCATAGGCTTTATGATTATCATTATCCCAATAAAAAGATATTATATCTAATTTATTAGCAGTTGTTGTTAATGTTGGAGCAGAACCTCCTGCCCAAACTACTGTTGATTCATTACCATCAGCTTGGTCAAATGTCTTCCAAGCATTTACTAATCTGCTTCCAACTCCATCTTGCTTTAAAAGTAATGTGCAATTGCAGGAAACATCAGGAAAATATAAATTCATATCAGCTATATTTCCAGAACCAAAAGTAACAAAAGCCTTATTTCCATAGTCATTAAAATTAACATTAGTATCTGAAGCATTATAAGTCGGTTCAAATTGCGTAAACCCAGCAGCAGAAGTTCCCATGTTAACTTTATTTCCAGTTGTATCTTCTGTTAAATCTAATACAGTATCTCCTCCTACTGTAAATCTTAAATTATCAGCAGATGATTCAGATATATGTGTTCCTGCTAATCCTCCACCATCAAAGTATAAAGGAGTTCCTGATGAAATCATAATACCAGTAGAGCAATTAGTAAACTCAAATGAGCCTGCGCTTCCTGCTTCAGTGACAGCTAGCATACTTTGACCACCAACTGTAATATTGAGTACATCAGAAGATGATTCTGCTATTGATGTGTCACCTGCGCCTAATATTAATTTACCAGCTCCTGCTATTGATAGGTCAGTTCCATCGAAAGTTAAATTAGCCTCACCTGCTAAAGCATTTGCTCCTGTTACTGTAGCAATAGTATTATCTGTAGACCCAGATAAAGTAACATCACTTGAACCAGTACCAGCTCCTATATAGCTTCTTAAATTAGCACCTGTAACATATTTAACTGTTCCACTATCTGACATAAGAAATTTGTCTGTGTCGCTTCCAACTTGAGAAATATTGGTAATATTTAACCCACTAGCGCTAATATTACCTAAATTATCATCAGAATTTTCAAATACTATAGCTGAACCAGCAGCACATGTCAACATTACATCCATCTGAGTATATACTGCAAACTCTCCATCAACATTAAAAGTCATATGAGCTGTAGAGCCACCCCCATCTTCTACTGTAGTAAATGTAGTTGCACCATCTTCAAATGTTTTTATAGTAAAACAATCTGCTGTATTAGCAGAGCTAACTATTTTTATATCTGTAGAGCCATCATCAGTATTTAACAATAAGCCAGTTTGAGAACCTGTATCTCCACCTGTAATTGTTAAATCATATCCTATTTGTGTAGTATCTCCTGTTTCTGTATCTCCTGTTAAAACTGCTTTTATTCCAGTATTATCTATGCCACTTGCAGCTGAATGACTACCTGCTTCTGCATTCATAGCTAAATTAATACCAAAACTATTTGTATTGCCACCTGTCCCATTAGCTCCTGTGAAATCAAAATCTATATCTAAACCATAATTAGTAACTGTTTGACCTGCACTTGGATTTCCTGAGAAATCTAAATCAATTTTTTGACCATAATTAGAGGATGTTGTATTAGTAGATGAAGTTTTTTCAATATTTAAAGTATTTGCCATACTAGTTTCTTTATTATCTTTAAACCTTATTACTTCATTTCCATCGTATTGTTTAATAACTAAATCTTTTGCATCAACTTTTTGTTGTATAACCCCATCTCCACTATTTTCATTAGTAAAATCTATTTGTCCTGTCGCTCCACCCCATTTCATACTAATTTGGTCACCATCTGCGTCAAGTGTAATATCTCCATCTACATCAATTGCCAAATGAGCTGCTGCACCTGCATCATCTACTGTTGATATAGTAGTTTCTCCATTAGCAGTTACTTTTATTTCAAAATAATCATCTCCATCATAACTACTTCCTTCTTGTAATCTCATTGTAACTGCTTGTGTAGAATTTCCTCTTGCAAGCCAAGCCCATGTATTACCATCTCCTTGTTGAAAGTATGTCGCAGAACCATTACTATTTGCAGTGTCAAGATAAATTGCATTTGTAGCATTTAACCTTATATGTCCTGATGTTGTATCTGTTATAAGATGAACATCACCATCAGCTTCTATCATAATATCTCCACCAACTCCTCCATCATCTAGTGTATTTATATATAAATCGCCTGTATCTTTTACTGAAAATGTAGCATAATCACCTGTATCATCTGCTGCAAAAAGCCTCATATGATAATCAGAAGTTCCATCAGGAACAGTAATATTTAATCCTTGATTTTTATCAGAACCACTTACATTTATATCCATACCTGTTGATGTGTGTGTTCCACTTGTAGCTCCAACAATGTCTACATCTAATCCTATTGCAGATGAAGTTCCTAAACTTGCTGTATTAACATCTAAATCTATACCTATATCATTATGAGCATTAGTACCTGAACTTGCAACTGTTCTATCATAATCTATCCAAAGTCCTTTTGAATCTTCTGCTGCTGTGGTAGCAGGTTGGTCAGCATCTATTTTTAAAGCTGCAGTTGCTCCAAAATCCGATACTTCCATTATATCTGCTGCATTATTTGTTAAATAATCAGTGGGTGCAGTCGGAGTTGCCCATGTACCATCTTTTTTTAAGAATGTAGTACCACTACCACCTCCTAAATTAGAAAGAGCAGCTCCACTTGATAGTGCAAAAGTTACAGTATCAGTTGAGGATACTGTTGTATCAATTCCTGTACCACCTGTTAATTGGAGTGTATTTCCATGAGCTATTGTTTCTGCAGTTCCTGAGTCTGCATCAACATTAAAAGTGGTGAGTTGATTAGTATTAGTATAATTAGAAGAATGTATAGTCCCTGCACTAGCACTTGTCCAATCTATATGCTCATCAGCATCATAGCCTGTTAAACTATTATGATTAACAGCTGTAGCTCCTGTAGCATCGTAATTTAAACTACCATCTGCATTTGTTGTAATTCTACTATTTAACCAAGCATCGCTAGTAGATGCTCCTGTTCCTCCATTTGCAATTGCTAAGTCTGTACCACTCCAATCCCCATTATTAATAGCAAGTGTACCACCTAATGTAAGATTACCTGATGATGTTACAGTACCTGTTAATGTTAATCCATTAACTGTACCTGTTCCACCAACTGAAGTAACGGTACCTGCATTTGCTGTAGCTCCATCTGCTACATTTAAAATTGCCAAAGCATCGCTTTTACTTAAAACCTCTACATCTCCTGTGCTTGAAGTTGTTCTTCCTAAAAAACTATCTGTAGCTATATGAGCAAGTTCTGCTAAGGCTACGCCTTCATCTTTTATAGTTACAGTACCTGATGATACTGCGAAATTATTAGAACTAAATATAGCTATTCCTTTATTAGATGTAGATGCATCCACTCCTGATATAGTTACTTTATCGGTAGCTCCAACTACTGTATCTATACCTTCTCCTCCTTCAATAGTCAAAGTATTTGTATTTGATATAGTCTGGTCGGAACCACTATCTGCAGTTAAAGTGAACTCAGATGTTCCTCCTGCTACATAATTACCTGTGTGTATATTTGTAGAGCCTTGGTCAGTAGTCCAATCAATATGCTCATTAGCTACAAAATTAGTCATAGAATCATGGTCGAATATTGGACTTTGCCAACCTTCAGCACTTCTAACCTTAAATGTATATGTTTTGTCTGGATTTTTAATTATCTTGACATCACCAGTTTTCCCCTGTGAGTCTTCTATGTTTGTTTCAGCGGGTGAGTTAACTGATTCAGATAAAAGGTTTAATTCTTTTTCTATTTCTTGAAGAGATTTTTGAACATCTCCAAATGATAATATTTTAGTATTTATTCTAGCCATTACTTAGTGCTTTTTCTTCTAAATATTATACCAACAGAATCTAATGTATCTGTCATTTCTTCTAACTTAAATTGCATCCACCTTCCTTTTTTATTACTACCTGATAGTTTATAATCAGAATGGTCGTTAGAAACAGCAGTATAAGTATTATCGCTATTTGATATAGCTCCTTCACTTGTAACTACTAAAAGTCTATTACTGCTCTCTTTATTGCTTCCAGATAAATTTAAGTTATTTGTTACTCCATTTAATTTAATCTTATTAAATACTTTTACTATAGAATCTTCTCCCATAGTAATCTTTTTACTAACCCATGTCCAATACCTCTTAGATGAGCCTCCTCTATACTGATATATAGTATTATCGATAGGTATACAAACATTACTATTAGTGTCAATAAAAGGTTTGCCTATTGTAGAATCCTCTGATAATTCCCATAAATCCCATCTTTGCTTAGTTATATTATAAGACCAGCAAAATGATTTCCTAACAGATACTATATCTTTACTGCTCAAAGTTCCTTTATTTATATTATCATTAGTTTGAGATATAAACAAAGCACAATTAGAGTCAGAATCATAGGTTACATATACATTTGGATTATTAGAACCTCTAACTAGATTATTCCAAGAAAGGTCTCTAACATTATCAGAGCATTCAAATTCACTATAAAAGTCTGTATCAGTGCCACCTGCTTGTGATATTTTGTCAGATATTTTTACAGGAGCTTGACCATTATGCATATAGGCTCCATTTAAATCAGCGAAAAACATACCATATTCGGTGACAATTACACTATTTTGATTTATACATCCAACTCCTTCAAAAACATCCTCTATTGATAGGTTTTCGGGATTTATTCGGTATATATTACTATTGTCAAATGCATACAATCTTCCATTGAAGTTAGCTAAAGCAGTAGGTTTTGACTTAAGGACTAAGAAATCGTTAGCATAATCAAATATACTAAACATACCAGGTTTAGACCTAAATATCATATTTGAAGCTTTTTTAATTCTATTATGGTTGCAATCACCAACAAATAAATATCCAGATACTTCCTCAGATATTCCATACTTAATCTTTATAGTATCTAAAACTTCTGACAATCCTGTTCTAGCTTCATAAGTAGCTCCTAAAGTACCATTATCCATTATTTGTCTAGAGTATTTACCTTCATCAAGAACCCATCCAGTATCTGTTCTTACCTCTTTGACTAAGCTATACAAATCATTAACACCGTTTCTTCTATATAGACAAACATGTGTTAATCTCTTGCTATGGTCTTTTAAAGTTATTGTAATATTCATCTTAGGATAAGTATCTATTTCTAGTTCTTTTTCCCATAAAGAGTTACTTAAAGGGCCTTCTTGGTAACCATCATATATTAAAGATATTTTATATTGATATTTTGTATTCTTTAAAAAATAATCACCAGAACCACTAATCCCAGAAGGCTCTATAGAAACATTCTCTTCTAAAGCACTTAAATAAACATTTCCCTCTTCTGCAGTACTTAAATCATTTCTAATTATATTACTTTTAGTATTACCTCTATCCCAATTGTTTAGCCCACTTCTTAATTCTCCTATTCTACCTTTACCGCTTGTTTCTGCAACTATTAATTCCCATTGATTAGTATATGCTGTTCCACTTGAATTAGTAGAATCAGTATTTGTAATATCAAAAGTAGTAGTTCCATTATCAGCTTTGATTATATAGTTCCCATCCTGGTCTGCATCTCCACTGTCAAATGTTACACTATCTCCAACATCAAATAAATGATTAGCAGATGCAGTTAAGGTTATATCATCAGAGTTATCTGCAACTGAACTTATTGTAGCTGTTTTAGCTTTTCTTGTATCAAGACCACCAAATGTAGACTTTATGATAGGGTTGCTTGATTGTATATATAAGGGGTTAGATATAGAATTTATTTCTTCTTTATTAATTTCAGATATAGTCTTTAAAAGAGCTGTAGAAGAGGTTAATCCAGAGCCTGTAGTAGTATAAGTAAAGGTCTTAGGACCAGTTACTGTTATAGAGTAAACACCTTCATAACCTTCTACTATAACAGTACCAGAATGACCAGTATTATAAATATAAACTTTATCATTTGTAGATAAATTATGATTATAACCCGTAGTGCCTGTAGCTGTAGTACCAGAAGAAGTTAATTCTATAGTTACGCTATTATTAAAATTAGATTGTAATTTATATATATCTTTATCGATTATAGGGTCTGTCATACCAAGAGTTCCTATGCCATGAGACTCCTCAAGAGTATTACCAACTTTTCCTCCTAATAATCTAACTGGTGCAGTTGCAGCGACATGAGGAGAAGTTATATATATTCTATCACCTTGAGCAGGTTCATGACCAAAAGGATAATTAACAAATACATAAATATCATCGCTATCAGCTGCTGAAACTCCTGCTTGTATAGTTTTACTCCAAACTATTTGTCTTGTTTGTTGAATATTTGTAGCATTATCTACAACAGTTATGCACATTCCTGAAAAAGCGTTTGTATTTCTCCATTTTGAATCTGATTTAAATAAGTCATCATTTAAACTTCCTGTGCCTGTTCCTGGTAATATAATATAAGGATGCAAATGAGCAGAAGGATAATCATTACTATCTACATGAACATAAGGAGTCGCTGGTAATGTAGCTGTTAAATAAACATCCCACGCTTCTGCTTGAGCAGTTTGACTTTGTATTCCAGGACTAGTATAGGTAAACTCATCATCATCATTTAGAGAACCTAAACAACTTCCTTTATCTGGGAAAACATTGTTTAAATCACATATATAAATAGATGAATATATTTGACCATCAGAACTTTCATCTTCCTGAGGAGAAGATATAAATAATCTACTTGCAAAGTTATTATTAACAGCTGTATTGTTAACATGGTAATGTAAATTAGAGCCATTTTTCACATGATAATTAGCATCGCAATAAGAAGGCATATCAACAGATATGTTATTTCCTATTATTAAATCTTCGAATGTATTCTCATGTGTATCAAAAGGTCTAAGCATAACACCAGCTCTATAATTTAATTTATCAAGTTTATTTATAAATCCTGGATATAAACCATCTGTTAAACTTGAACCATCTGTTAAACTTACATCTCTTCCTAGACCTGTAAATGTAGGAGTTGTATAGAATGTTTTAACATAATTTCCTGGAAAATTTAATGCTAAATTATCTTCATCATAAGTCATATCCGTAAAAACACTACCATTATCAGGATTTTCAGTATCAAAAGCCCAATGATAAGCCTGACTATTAATTTCAGGAAAAATAGAACCACAATTACCTTGCCCTGAAAAAGTTGTATCATTATGTTGCTTAGCTAAAGTCATTGGGTATATAACTGCGTCATGAACACTTGCATTAAATAAAACAGGAACAACAAATTCATCACTATCAATAATTTTAACAATATAAGTTGCTCCATAATTAGCATCATCTATATAAATAGGGTCACCTGCTTGAAGATTAGCTGTTGTTTCGCCAGATACTAATTGAATTTTTGTTGCTTTATCAGTAGAAACACTACTGTCTGGTATATCATATGCTGCAGAACCACTAGCATGAGCAGTTAAGCTACTCTCCATTTGCATATCTCCAAAATGAACATCAGGACAGATAGCTATAAATTTTTCAAATTGAATTAATTCTGGAGTATCTTGAGCATGACCGCCTTCAAAGGTAGCTGGACCACCAGGACTAAAATCTGCAGCAGCTTGTTGAAAATACTGATTATCATCTTTAAAGCATACGCCATGATTTCTTATCCAAGAAACATCAGAGCCTCCAATTATTCCAACACAATGAGCTGTAATTCTTCTGTGCTTTTCACCATAAGGTCCCATTTTTCTATTATCAACAGTATCAGGCAGTGTAGTTGTACTAGGCATAATTATACCAGTTCCATCTATAACTCCATCTTTGTCATTGTCTGACATAGGAAAAAGACCATATTTAGCTATTTTTATTTTAGGAAGTATTGGAGGATATTCTACTGCTCCATTTTCAACAACCATTTCTTTATCCATGTAAAAACCAACATTATATCCAAAATTATATCTACTATAAATACTTCCTTCTAATCCTCCTTCTAAATTATCTAAAATAGCATTTCCATTACCTTTAAACCAAGGAAAATTTAAAGGTTGTATTTTTTCCATTTTTCTTTCTCCGCCAACATTTGAATAGTCTATTGAATAGAACCTATTTTGATGAAGAATAGCCCCTGGATAACCTTTAAATTCAGGTTGTTCTCCTCCGAATTCATTCTCAAATGTTACAGGCAAATCTCCTTCTACAGAAGTTAAAGGAGGAGTTCTATCAGCCATAAACAAAGTATCTCCACCATCAGTATTTGTTTCATTTGTCAAACCACAAAACAGAAATCTATCACCTGATGTGAATGATTCGTCATCTCCATGATGAGATTGAACCCATAGTCTTGTATCAAAGTGGTCAGGTTCATTATGATTACTATTAGTAGCTGCATGAATAAATAATTCATTAGGACCTTTTGTTTCAACTATATCACTAAGTTTTCCTGCATAAGATATTGTAGGGCTAGTCTCATCTGCAGTACCTCCAAATATACCAACTCCACTAGCAATATCTCCGTCTGTTCTCTCGTTACTCCATTTAAAAGATTTAAAAGCTAATGTCATAGGTCCATATTCTGTTGTATAAGAAGACTGCCATTCATCATATTTTAACTGAACATCTACAACTAATACAGAATCACTATTTGCAGATAAAGCATATATTCTTCCTCCATTAGTAGCAGCTGTCCCACTTGATGCTTCTTTAGCATAATATGTGCATATAGATTGCACAGGTATTGATAAGGGTTGACTTCTTTCTATAGTTCCTGCAACATAGTCTGTATCTACACTTAAATCTGATTTAATTCTTGAATCTGGAGTTATTCTATATATAGAGTTTTCACCTTCTTTGCAAGCGTAGTAATAATAAGGTCTATAACATATTTTACCTGTATTACCGTCTCTATTACCATCATCTTGTAAAAAGTTATTATTAGAAGGATTTTTATCAAGCTGAGTTCTTCTTTTGCATACAACAGAATTAGCATCAGGAGTACTAGTAACTACCCAAACTCCTTCTCCTTCCCATGTATGACTAGCATCTCCCCATTCTCTAATAACTATATTATCTCCAGCATTCATAGAATGTGCTGTATGGGTAATATCTAAAGTTGAAGCACTATTATCCCAAGTAGCAGATAAGTATTCATGTTCTCCAGCTAAACATATTTTAGTGAAAGAAGAGGCGCTTATTTTATCATAATTATGAACAGTATCTTCATCTTGATATAATACATTTGTATTATCTATACCAAATAACTTGTGATTCAAATAACCAACCCACTGAGGAGGAGAATCTGTATTACCACCTCCAAAACCTATATGGACCTCTCTATTTCTAGAAACCATAGATACATTTCCAGATGAATAAATAGTAGTTGCAGCTAAATCAGATGATAGAATGTCAGAATTAGTTGTATGGGTATTAGGATTACCTTTGCTTGAAAAACCAGTTATAACGCTTATACTCTTTTTTATATTATCGTATATTACTAAATCTTGAGAACCTGAATTATTTATTTGACCAGTGATACTTACTTTTGATTCATCCTGAACATAAGGATATATCAAAGTATCTTCATTTAAAGTAATTACATCTATCAATACATTACTAGCTTCTTTTCCTCTTGAAGAAAGCTCTATTTTTAAATCAGTAGTTATACTTACATTTGAAGGTATTGTAAATTTAAGAACAAACTTTCTCCACTTATCATCTAATTTATTTGAATTACCTGCATTATCTGAATATGCATTATCTAAAGACTCAAATCCAATCCATCTATCTTCTTGTGATATTGTTTTATTATCAGTGTCTTCAATTCCATTTTTAATATCATTATTAGCAGCAATCCATTCACCATCTGATGAGATATAACCTCCGTTTATAGATAAAGCTAAAGCTCCTCTTGCTCCTGCTAAAGTAGAACCACTAGATGTGTTTCCTTTTGCATAAAAAGATAACTTATAACTTTGTCCTGATTTTATATTATCTTTAGGTATACTTTGAGTTATTAAATGATTTTTACATTTTTGAGGATAAACACTTCCACCAGCTGTTATTGCAACAGGAGTTGTGCCAAATATTCCTCTTTGAACATTAACTATGTTTGAATCAATAGACAAAACTTTCATATATTCTGTAGCAGCATCAAGCTCAGTATCGGAATCTGCAATAAAAGCTATTATATCTCCTGATGAAAAATAAGTTTCCATACTCCTGTTAAATTGTAATTTATTATCATTTGGGTCACTAGTTATACTGGTAGTTAAAGCTTTTGATATTGCAGCGTATTCAGATGTTAATATAATAAAAGGAACTCCAGACTGAAAAGGATAATAAAAAGCAGAAGCATCAGCAGTTTCCCAGGGCTGTGTTTCATCCCATAAACCTCCACTTACACCGCCTGTTATTGCAATCTTTGTGCTTGTTTGATTTGAATAAGAATTATTAGTCATAGCTTGATGAAGCCAATCATTAACTTTATAGTTTGAACTTGCTCCTGGAGTAATCGTATTATCTGAAACTACATGAAAAAAAGAGTAATTTTTAATCATATTACATTCAGTATAAACAGTATCAGAACTTTCTGTTTCTTGCACTGGAGCTGTATCTACAGTGAGAGTAGTATCTCCTCCAGATTCTACCTTTTTTAATATTTTAAAACTTTTACCATTATTTGAAGAAGCTGCCGAATGATACATTGTAATAGTATCTCCTTCATTAAAACTTAAAGAAGTTACATTGGCAAATGTAATTGTTTTATCTGTAGCATTGTAAGATATTGTCTGACTAGCGCTAGCAGTATTTATTTTTCCATTTTTCTTTATCTCTCCAGACGAACACTTTGTCATATATTGACCATGTCCACCAATATTATTACCAGAATAATCACTCCAACCATTAAGTAGACAAGTACCCATCTTAGTTTCAGCTTGACTACCACTTGCAACAGCAGTAATTCTATTCATGTAAAATTCATATTCAGTATCAGTAGCTAATGTTGTTGTTTGTGTTCCAAAGCATCTTCTTTTTACATATATATTATTATTAGTACTATCAATACTTAGAACTTTTATTATTTCGAAATTTGCTCTACCTGTAAAAGAAGAGCCTGATGCACAAAAAGATATATAATCATTTTTTTGTATATTGGCTACTTTAACAAAATCATCTGAACCACTAGACATATCATTACCAGTAGCATGGTATGGAATAACTCCATCATCTTTGCCTAAAGCAGAAGTAGGTTGAAAAGTTAAAGCTGATACTCTTTCAAAATGAGGTTCTATATCTCTTATTAACAAAGTCTCTATAACACCTTTAGTTCCCATAAACCTAATTCTAGATGTAGATTTATCTTGAAAAATACTAATATCATCAAGTCTAACTCTAGGGAAATTAGCTCCAGAACTATCCTCGCTATTTAAATCTAAAGAACCCCAAGTAACAGCATCATCCATTGTTGTAAAATTATCATTAGATACATATAAAAGTTTGTCTGTTTTTATAGCATCTAATATTCCATTTTCTGAGTTTGGATTTATATTTAAAGAAAAAGAAGGAGTATCTGCAGGTATATCTCTTTCAGATATATTAGATACTGTTCCAGAAGTAAAATTCTTTATTTCCTTTAATTGTCTAGGCATTTATCTCCCATTCTACTTTTTCAGAAGATGTCCAATAGTCTTCTGGTATTGTTATATTATATATTTCCATCTAGCAATTTTCCCCATACTGTTGTTCTACCATCTATTATTTGCACTATATCTACAGTAAATCTTCCTCCGTAATAATAATCTACTATAGCAAAAGCATGTGCCCACTTATGTTGTCTGCCTCCTAACCATTGATTCTTTTCAGCAGACATATCTTTTAAACATCCAAGTGACCAAGCTGATTTAGGTCCGTCCATAAAGGTAACACTATCTTGTTGCAGGGAATGATGATGACCATACATTATATTGGCACCTAACTTCCTAAGATGATTCGCTGCGTGGTATTGACCACCAAAATGGTGCCCATGATAAAAATAGAGCTTTCCTATTTTAAGGTACTTCCCAGGCGGGTGATATTTGTACCCTCTCTCTTTGAATCTACATACTTTTTCAAAGCGATAGTCTAGATAAGGATGCTCTTCTACGAATCTATCTAACCATTCATCATGATTCCCTGCACATATGTGTCTTTCTTTACAATTGACTTTGTCCAAAGATTCATCTATTATGTCAAGTAACTCATTAACGCCTTTTATATCTTCATCAACTTTAGGCATTATGTACTCTAAAGGTGGTTTTTTCTTGCGTTTCCACTGCCAGTGGGATACACTACCAAACTCACCTAAATCTCCCAAATCTACATAGATTTCGGGCTTTACAAGCTCTATTGCTTGTTTTACTACATTTATCGCTGCCTTATCGTGTATAGGCGCGTGTTTATCTGGAGTGATGATTGCTCTTTTAATCACCCCTTTTTTAGTTTTCTTCATTTATCAAAAAACTCCTAGTTAAATTTACTCCTAGGAATGTAACCCCAATCATTAGAATTTGTCCAACAATATTTGGCGTTCTGTAATTCAATCTCTGTTTTATCAGCTGTGTATTTCAAAAACATCTCATCACAATCTTCGCATTCCCAGAGAAGGACTCCATTTTGAGCCCCCATTATTTCAACCCCTACTATTGATTCGCAACCACAGTTAGGACAATGGTTTGGATTCTTTTTGTAGATTTGATTTTGATTATTTACTAATTTATTAAGCAAATTACCTTTAACCCTATCTACTAAATCAACTACTAATACCATTCTAGTTGAAAGTTCTTTTATCATTTTAGCTTAAACGGTTCTTAACTTGAGCCCAAAGTTTATCATCAAGTTTGTTAGAACTTTTAGATACCAAATAATCTCCTAAAGCAACAACGACAGATTTAATCATCTCTTCGCTGAAAATACTTTTAAGTACACTGATTATTATTGCTTTCATTTATTCTCCTTTATTTTCTTATTACAATTTTCACATCTAACAAACTTTCTAGGTGGATGTGAATTTTCTTCAAGTTTAGCTAGCCTTAATTTAATGTCAACAAGCTCTAATTCAAATTCTTTTTTCCACATATCTTCTATGCCCACGGCTCATCATCATCAAAATATATTTCAAATAATTCCCATTTTCCAAGCCACCAGATACCTCCGAAAAAGACTATAGCAAAGCCTAATATGAAGTATCCAAGTGCCGCCATCACTCGCCTTTCATTTTTCCATATATTGTCATTATGCCAATTACAATAGCAATTGATAATGATGTAAATGTTAGTAATGGATTAAATAAGTTGGCGTAACTTATAATTGTAGACAAACAAGTCCAGCTAATGCCTATTTCTGGATAGTTTGCTAAAACTCTTAATGTATCTTTCATTCATCCTCGCAATCATCCCATTTGGACAAATCCAACATAGGTAGTGGTTTTTCTATTATATGACTCTTTAACTGTCCGTTTTGTATAGCTACCTTGTTGCCACCTTTTATATAAGGCTTACCTTTAGCACAGCCTACTGAGTAAACAAATAGTATTGTTTTCCATAGACCTACACGCACAACACGAGCAGGTTTTCCATCAAAATGTATAACATCGTCTGTATTTAAATCATTACCAAGAAATATCTTTAAACCTTCTACAGCTGATTCTATTGTTGATTTAAATATAAATAAAAAGGAACCTCCTATTATAAGGTAAGCATAATCCCCTAAAACACTTTTGACATAATCTTCCATTTTAACTGATTGTATCCCCATAATTAAATATTAAAAATCTTGTGGTATAATTCTCCCCGTTGAAACTATTTGCCCTTTACTAAATTTTTTTGCTCTTTTTATATCTCTTTCATATAATTGGTCAAAGTACTGTGCGCTTTGCAAATCTTTATTTCTAGGGTCTTGATAGCCCATTGCTATAACTTTATTAACTATAGTTTTATGATATTTTGATTCTATTTTATGCCATTCGCTACCAATTCCTGTTAAGTCTCCATCACATATCACACTATTATATCTAACAGTTAGAGCTTCAGTAACTGCTTTCCATTCATCAGTTATACCATCTACAGTTCTAGAAGTTTTTTCTACAATACCTAATTGCATACCTACTTTGTAAATGCCAAATTTCTCAGTAGTAGATGTGTTGTCAACAAACCATGCTCTTTTTATATTTTTAGCCATTATACTGAATCCTTTATATTTAAAACTCCTTGCAACCTAGGAGCTTTTATTTCACTACCTAAGTCGCCTATCCATACATCTATTATTTTTAATACATCATAAACTTTATATAATGAAACAGAATCTATAGAACCTGCAAATACATTGTCTTTTACAAACTGAATAGGAATAGTTCCATTTCCAGCTACTATATGCTCAGTATATCTTCCAGATGAATTTCTAGTCATGCCACTATGTCCATTTAAAAGAAGAGGATAAATTGTCCCAGCAGTTCTTGTTAGTTTATATTTAAGCATGTAAACTGCTCCTGGAATAAGAGGATATGCAATGTTATCAGAACTTTGCACTAAAGTAGAAGCACTTCCAGCTGTAGCAGCGGCTACTCCGCTACTACTATCGTTAACTGTCCAGCCAGTACCTGCTACCCATTTAGTAGCATCATTAAAAGAACCATCAGTTATATGGTTTACACCGCTTGGTATAGAATATAATAATTGATTTGCAGTTGTAGTAAATGTAGATTGAACTTTAACAATTTCTGTATCTTGGCAAAAATCATCTTTAGCTTGATTTAATAACAATAAAGCTTCTGTTTCACTTATATGGGGATGATGTTGTTGTATTAACTCTATCATTTGTTTAGCTGTCATTATTCTCCCTCTGGTTTTTTCTGACCTGTATATCTTTGCATTTCTGAAAGAAAATCTTTTTCTAATAATTGCATTTGACTAGTTATCATTTGCATAAGTTCTATGTCTTCTTCATTTTGAACTTGATTGCTTATATAAGCTTTAAGTATATTAACACTACTTTTTAAAGCTATAGCATGTATTAAATTTGAAGGAAGATACAAAGTTGTATTTACAGTAGCTTGAGTAATAGAGGTAGAATCAGTCCCATTGGCTATGTAACTAAAATACCAAATTCTACCTTTTTCATCGCTAGTAGGTTCAGGTAATATTTTAATAGTAGCAGCTCCTGCATTTTCTGTATCATGATGATATATTGGACTATGTGCTGTTGCTTTATATATACTACCACTATCTCCTGCTACAGCAAACCCTCTTCTATCAACACCTAAACATTCCCTTTCTATGCTTTCAGGAGGAGTACTTATCGTACTATTGTATTTATACTCAGTATCAAAATCTGCCCTTGTAACTTTTAGTATCTTTCTATCTTCTACAAGCCATTCAGATGCAGATGTAAGGACTCCAGGAGTTTTAGAATATTTGACAAGCACTTCAATGGGAAGCATATCTGCTATTTCATTTATAGCAGCATTAATTAAATCACCTTCATAATCAACATCAGTACTATATATAGCTCCTATTAAGTCTGTAATTCTTTGTCCTAAATTTCCACCTTGTGCCATTATTTACCTTTTTTCTTATTCTTTAAATTTAACTTTCTTCTAGTATTAGGCTTTTGTCCATGCCATGGATTGCCTATACTTCCAGAAAATATTGTTGCTAATTTTTTAGCCATTAATACTCTATATGTAAAACAAGCTGTATAAGCTTTGAAGTAGCAAAAGTAGGTGTTCCCGAATTAAGAACTCCTGATACATATACGCTTGTACTATCACTAGATGCTTGTAATAAAATAGGCTCTACAGACTCATTCTCATCTGATAACGACATACATTTATTTACATAAACATTATCTAAATCTGACGACAAAGCTACGCTTTGAATATGCCTTAATACACCATTTAAATTGTTTGCTCTAAAATTATCAGCTGAAATACCAGCACTAGCATGCCTTACTCCTAATTCATTAGTATTTTTTTCCATAAAAAATAAGTCCACTCCAAAAGTATCTTTATCATTATCTATTAAATAACAATGAGTAAGCTTAGAGCAACCACCAACTTCTTTTACTGCATTTTCAATTTCTGTAAATTCAAATAAAACATCACCATCAGCATATGCACTAGCTGCTGTTAATGTAGGAGTTATCCTTATAATTTTGCGCTTACCAGTGGATATAGAACTTCCAGCACTATTAGCTGCAACTGATATACCTGCATTTGTTATTGTTAAATCACTCATTTCTCTCCTTTAAAATTTGTGTAAATGGGGCACAAGGCCCCATCTACGATTGTTAAACTAACCACTATGATGGGTCAGCACCTACACCACCAATTGATAAATCAGCTTGTGCTCCATCTGCTTGTGAAACAATCACTCTAAAGTGATTTGAACTTTCATCAGCAGCTGAAACTAAAGCTATTTTAAAAAATGGGTAAGGATATAATGCCAAGTTAACTGTTCCTCCAGTATAACCATTTGCATTACTTCCAGTACCATATGCTGTAGCAACATCATCTGCAACCTTAACATATGTACCACCTTCAGTATTACAAGCATATAAATCTACAACAATTGCTCCGCTAGAAGCGTCATCAATTTCTGTAGTTACACTTATAGTATTTAAGGATACATGCGTACCTACTTTAATTGCATCAGAATAAGCAGCTCCAGTATCAGCTAAAGCTGTACCATTTGCATCTAAAGTAGTTCCTAAGTCAAGGTTATACATTCTTTTGACACCACCTACACTATCTTCTGTCCAAGCCATTATCTACCTCCCCTTAAGAAAACTTAAGAATTGCGTGAGTTTCAGGAAGACTAATTTCCAAGCCAGCTTCAGTGATGATTTGGTCTTGTCTACCATCAACGCCGTTGTCTTGTACATTAGTTTCAATAAAGGTGTCTCGACTAACACCATTACCCACAAGTGGTCTGTAAGCTACATTTTTCATATCTACAGCTATTGCATAATCTTCCCATGGTCCTCTTAATAGAGGTTCAGAAACAAAATGTAAATTACCAAATATAGTATTTACCATTGTTACTGTATGCCCGAAAGCACCAGGAACAGATTGTACATCTAGTCTGTATTGAGATGAACCTACAGAATTATTTAGAAAACTTCCATTTCCTAGTTTGTTTAAGTAAGTAATAACTTTTCTTGAAGCCAATACTAATTTATCACCACTATTACCAGATTCAGGAGCAAAGAAATCTTCCATTGCATCTAAGAAAGCATCATAACCAGATGAAGCATAAGACATGTTATAAATTTTGCCATATGATTCAGTATAAGGTAAAATACCCCAAGAAGTTCTGTAAGATGCAGCAGCATCGCCACTACCATCTACACCTAACTCATTAGAAGAACTTCCTGTACTAAATAACATAGCTTGTTCTATATCCATCTTATGTTCCATAAGTTTATCTTGCCAAATTCTTTGAAACTCATTAGCAATACCTCTATACTCTGTTGCTAAAGCTGTTCCTGAAAAGATGTTCATACCAGTTTTGAATATTTGACAATATCCTTCTCTGTCATATAAAGCATCTTCCCAACCAACAGGAGAATCAGTTCCTTCAGCCCATGCGCTACCAATAACTTGACCTTTATTACCTATAGCAAAACTTTCACCTGAACCAATTGCTTGAAGAGGTATTAAAGCTTTACCATTTATTTGAGTAATTCCAGTTGTATTAGCATCATGGTTGATATACTTACCATCTGTTAATGTATTTGCTCTTTCTACTGTTGCAGCGTGGTCAACTTTAAATTTAAAAACTGTACCACTATCTGCCACAACTGCTACAACAACACCTGGAACTATAAATTCGCAATGATTATTATCTGAACTTATTTTTCCATACTTGTCATACTTTGCAGTAATGTGTAAATCTTCTCCATTAGCTAATGCTGTTCCTGCAACTTCCGCTCCAGGATTAAATACTGCATTTGCTAACTCAAAGTTCCTTCTTTGCCACTGATGTCTTTGTTCAAGAAATTTAAACACAGGGTCATTAGTAGCTTTTTTTGCCACCTTCGATAAATATACGAAGAATGGACTTTGCATTGGTGCTAATTCAGCTACTCTTTCGCCAAAATTAAACTTTCTTCTAGTGTCATTAATACTAACACCAGAATTTAGCGTATTTCCAGCTGAACCAGACCATACTGTTGCGTCTGCCATTTGTTTCCATCCTTATTTATGCCCATCTTCAACTGCCTTGTTAGACCTTCGGGTAGGGCGGTTTATTGAACTATTTCCAAGGGTTTTTACTATTAAAATTCCCTATTAAGTTATCCATAATTTTATCTTCCATTGTTCTTGAATCAGCATTAGATTGTCCAGAAGGCATTACTCCCATAGGAGATGGTACTTGCTGTGCATTCTTTGTCTGTTGAAAAGAAGCAGAAGGTTCTGCAGGCGCATTATTTTGCGGTGCTGCTCCTCCTTGTTGCATTCTATACAATTGAACTAAATTATCGATATTAATCGAATTAGGGTCTGACATTCTAGTCATGAAATCATTAGCTTCGTTTTCATTCATACCATGATGTCCCATTACATGGGATTTAATATTAGCTGTTTGTTCAGCCTGCATTTGAGCAGCTTCTTGTCTTTTAGCAGCTTCAATTCTATCATTTTCCATTTTATTGAATTTATCTTCAATAAGAGCTGTTTGGTATTGAGATTTTAACGAATTATATTCATTCATATCATCACGCCAGCTTTCTAACTCATTTAAATACCTAGCACTTTCACTATTAGGGTCAGCATAAGCTTCCTCTCTATTGAATGTTCTAGGTTGTTGTGGTCTATCTGGAGCTGCGGGAAATTCTTCAACAGTAGGCTCAGGCTCAGCAATCTGCTGTTGTTGAACAGGGACTTGCTGTTGTTTAATAGATTCTAGCTCGTTTTTATACTTATCAGCTTGTGACTGCCAGTATTGAAATCGAGTTTCATCATTATTAGACTGAACTGGTTGATTTTCTTCCACATTATTACTTACTTCAGGTTGTCCAGTTTCTACTGGAGCTGTTTCAGTATTTCCTTCATTTCCACTAGTAAAAGCACTCGAAACATCATTAGAGCCCTCTGTGTTTCCAAAAACAGCTTCTTCTAAAGAAGTATATGTTTCTTCATTTGAACTTTCTTGAGGGGTGTCTACTTGTATATTATCTTGTGTCATTATTTCTTTCTCCTTTTAGCTGCCTCTTTGCTACCACCAGAGGGTGAGCTTAGTTGTTTTGCAGAATCTCTTATCTGCGTTTTAATGGTAGCTAAGCTGTCATCAAGTCGCTTCTCATAAAGAGTACCTGCAGCTTTAGCTTTATTGCTAACCTGGTCAAGGTCTCCTTTAAACTTCTCAACTTCAACTCTCTTCCTAAGGTTAACTGCTTCCCTATCTCTAGTTTGCATATCACCTTTAAGTCTTTTATTCTCCTCTTGAGCTTGTTGTAATGCTTGTTGTAATTTAGCAATCATATCAGTTCGTTGCATTACACCTTCCATATCGAAAACTTCTGTTTTCTTAAGAACTTCTTCTCTGTCAATAATACCTTTTTGATATGCATCCATATAAAACTCTAATTCAGCATATCTATTAGAAGGTAATGTTGAACCAGCTACAACTATAACATCATACTTTCCTATAGTTATATCATTCATAACCTTAATTTCACCACTTTTATCATCAACAAGTCTTTTATTGATTACATATTCAGACAAAGAATTATTAGGTTGAACTACTCTAAATATCTTCTGAGTTGTATATAGTTGTTGCATTAAAGATATAGCAATTTGCCCAACTCTAGTTAAAGCTGCTTCTATATCAGCTAACTTAGATTTCATTTTTCTTTGGCCAAATTCATCTATAGATATTGTTGCCTTATATGTTTGAGGGGCAGCTTGTGAATTACCCATCATCATTTCGTATAAACCTAAAGCATGGTCAATATCATTTTTAGCCGTTAATTCATTTTGATACAATTCATTAGGAAGAGGCGTTGGTTGAACTGGCATAGGAGCCCCATCAGTAGGGTCATATGATATTGCTACACCAGGTTGAGACCATTTCTCTTCAAAATCCTTCATATCAACACTACCTTCAGGGACTAATATCTTAGTATTAGTACTAGTAGTAGCATGAGCTATTATCAAAGAACGAGTTTTATTTATATATTCTTGCAATCCTTTAATCATTCTAACATCAGAAACAGGATATGGAGTTCTAGTATGAACATTCATAATAGGAACAAGAGGATAATTCTCTAAAGGTAAAATTCTTTCGTATAATTTTGTATTTCCCATTATAACACACTGTTTTACTTTCTTGCTAGTAACTTTAACAACATCAATTTGACCTTGTTCCAACAAATCTGCATATGTTATTTGCTCTGCATTAACTTCAACTTCTGGTAATTGAGCCTTTTCATCATATCCCATTGCTTGCATTTGTTGTGCTTGTTGCATCTGTTCCATCTGCTTCATTTCAACTAGTTGTTGATATAATTTGCCTGCTTGCTCAGCATCAGTAAGTATATTTCCTTCTATAATCCAAGCTGGTCTTGACGAGTATTGTTCAAAATCTTCTTCACTTAGCAATTCTTCTTTTCCAGAAAACTTTTCAAATGTTCTATATTCCATTACATCTACTTTATAGTATCTTTCATAACCTCTTATATAGTTTTGGTTATTTAATCTACCAACATCTTCAGGAAACTGAACTTCACCATCATCTTCTCTGCCAGTATCAGGAGCATTCCAATCTACTCTACTGCCAGATTCGTCTGCTGCATTGTCAATTGCTTTTGCATACATAGGCCAAACTTTCTTAGCCTGGTCTTTTGTAAATAATTTAGATATTATAATATTTTCAGCATCATCAAAAAACCTATGTCGACTATTAGGGTCAACATATACATCTAATGGGTCTACATCATGAAAACAAACTTCACCTTTACCCATATCCATCATAGGGTCTTGATACACATTAATGTAACCTACGCCCATAACATAGTAGTCATCAACCGCTTGACGAATTACTGTTCTTCCATCTGATATATCATACATATATGCAAGTAAGGCACTCATTACTTGTGCCACTTTATTATCAGAATCTTCTCTAGGAGCAGCTCTAAATGAAGGTCTATTTGCAGTTAACATAGCTTTAGCTGATTCAACTGCAGGATGAACTCTATTTATTACTATAGGAGCTTGTCCCCTTGCTTCTAAGGTTTCTCTCTGAGTCTTAGACCATTGTTTACCTAGTCTAAACTCTTTATCTTCTTTGGCTTGTTGTGCCCAGGTATCTCTTTTACTAGAATACTTATCGAATAGGTCTAATGTCTCATCGATAATATTTTGGTTAGATTTACCTTCTTTTTTAGAATATGCCATATGCCTAATTTACCACTACATTGTCATCCAATCAAGACTTTTCTCTTTATTTCTCCAATCTTCTTCAGATAATTTCTTAAAATCCTTAACTCTACAAGGTTTTGCACCATCTAAAGCAGTCCAAACGGCATCCATTATATCATCATTCTTGCCTTTTGGATAAGATAAAAACTCTTGCTGAGCTTTAATATCCTCTGGTCTAAAGTAAAAAGTCCCTTTTGCAAACAATGGAACTAGTGATAATAACCTTTCTGATTTACTATTTCTAGGTTTCACACCAGATTCAAGACCTGGTATGTATAAGTTGTTTTCTCTCATCAATTCTCTAACAGCAGTTCTTAAAGCTTCTTGATAACCGACAGTTTCTACCTTTACTCTTCTAGGTCTAAACTTTTTATAAGTATCAATTATAATATTTGGCTGTTCTGCTGGAGATATTCTATTTCTATATACATCTACTATATACTTATTATTTTCTGAATCAATCCCAATAGTAGTGATAACAAAATAGTCAGCCCTAGCAGACAAAGAGCTTGCAGGGTCAACCCCAGTATACAGCTCCACAGGTTTGATTTCTTCATTTTCTAATCCCTCATTTTTAATTAAACAATTCTGTCCGTCTATTCTCTTATAATCATAATGATGTATTTTAATCCAATCTGGCTGAAATGGTGCATCATCAGGAGATTGGGCTATATTCATGTATTCTTGATAGAATCCATTAATATTTCCTACGGATGAAAATTCATCCTTTATGGCCAATATCCTGTCTCGGGGAAATCTTTCGGGCCATATACTCTTTTCGTCATCATCCCAGATAGAAAACCATAATACATTCCATGCTGAGGACTCTTTAGCCCAACATAAAAAGCAATCCTCCGATATAACAGTCCCAATCATCGCTATTCTTCCTTCATCAGACAAACTAGGAATAACAGCCTCAGTCATCCATTTCCTGTTTTTAGCCCTAGCCTCTGGTGTATAAGCATTTAGCTCTGATTCAAAGTCATCTACTATAATTAAGTTAGGTCTTGTGTCTCCTTCAATAAAACCCCTAACTCTCTGTCCTGTACCAACAGCTATCATACGAGTACCATTAGCAAGCACTATATCTGTGTGAGTCCATCTTTTAGCTGTATTGGGTCCTAAATCTCCAAATATTTGTCTAAATTTCTCACTATGCGTTAAATGATACTTTATTCTAGATAAAAAGTTAATAGACTGAGCTTGTGACTCAGATACTATAACTATAAACAACTCGTCTGTTGTTGATTTAAAAGCCGCTTTCCATAAAGGGAATATAAGAGTAGTAACTGTAGATTTAGCTGTACCCCTAGGAGCTGCTATAAGAACCCTGCGTTTATCATCATCTGATAAATTTGCATACACTTCATTGTGAAATGGAGGTGTAGCCTTTTTAAGTGCAGTAGGAAAACAGTGCTTTCCAAATAAAGCCATGTTGTTCCGTAGTTTTTTAAGAGCTTGTAATTGCTCATACTTTTCTTCGTAGTCCATTAATTAGTCTATCTCCATTACCCTTTTAAATTTTCTAGGGTTCATAGGGCTCATTTTTTTTGGAAGAGTAGTTTTCATCCTATCTAATCCTCGACTCCATACTTTATGAGGATTGTAGACTTTTAAAGCTTTATTTATCTCATTAGCATTTACTATATTTGTTTTTGGGTCTAAATTTCTAAATAAATTAGGATAACTTTTTACAGTTGTAATAGCCTTTTTTACTGCTGGTTTACGAATTCTACCAAAAAGAACTGAACTTGGCAGTCTTTTAGAAAGAATAATATCCAAAAGTGTTCCACCACGACCTGATTCAAAATTTTTGAGAAGTACTTCGCTTTTTGGAGGAGGCAATTTAGGCAACCCTTTTGATTGTTTGTTTAATAACTTTAATATCTTTGGCCCATGTATTCTAACTAATCTAAGTAAAAGAGGACTCATTTATAATACTTAATATCTACTTTACCCTTAGATTTATCTTTTTGGCTATGTTTATAACCTTTTTTCTTCTTTTTTGACATTATACTAATCCTTCATCTGGATTAGGCAATGACTCTTCTATCGCAGGAACCTTTTTAGGTATTTTTGTTCCTGGCTTGTAATCAGAGCCTTTTCCATCCATTTTTCTGTTAAAAGCTTTTACAGCTTTTATTACTCCTAAGCCAGGAACAGCAGCCTGTACTACGCTTTTTAAAGCTTCTTTTCCGCTAAAGTTACTTGGCTTTACTTTTGATTTATCCATTATTCTTCCTCTTTAGTTGTAGTTCTAGTTGCAATAAGCTTATCTTCTTCTTCTCTAAGCTCATCTATTAATTTAACATTACTTGTAGCTTCTATTTGCTCTACAGTCTTAACAAGGTGTTTATCCTTCATACCATGCATATCTTGTAGATTATCGACAGCTCTCATTAAATTTGTAATATCGCCTTTATCTTTGGCTTTTTTTATAGTTTCTTCAAGTAACTCTAGAGTATATCCCTCTGTAAGCCCGTGTTCTTGAAGTAACTTTTGCAATTCATCTCTTACCATATCTTTGAATTTCTCCTTCTTCATTCTTCTCTTCCACATAACCTTTTGGTTATCACTTGGATTGTCTAGAACATGATTGATTGTTTTGTCATAATCCATAGTCTGAGCATAGACCATAGCTAAGTTTTTCATCTTTTGACCACCTGACAACACTTCCCAATGAGTTTTGCCAGATATTGTATTATTGGCTTTCCTACCAGAAGCATTAAGCTTAACGGAGCTATAATTAGGATTATAAAAAGTGTAACCATAAGGAAGCCGAATATAAATACTAGTGGGTTTATATATAGACTTGCTGATGACTTTAGCCACATATTTATCATCGGATAAGGCGTAATCTCCCTCCTCAGCTTTTCTCCACTCTTTATATTCGATTTCTTTCTCATCCGCCTCTTCTTTCCTATATATCTTATAAGCAGTAGGCTTTTTATCACCTTTATGGTGTATATCTATTGTGTACATTATATTTTAAAAGCGTCTGAACCCTGTTCTTTTAGAACATTACTTTGTAATAACTGGTCTTTTATAAGTTCTTTATACTCAGGGTCGTCTGCACCTCTCCATTCATCTATAAATAAGTCTAAATCTCCACCAAGTCTCTTGTACTCAGATTCCATTATCTTTTTAGATATATTCTCATACATAACCTTGTCAGTATCAGTAAAATCACCAGTTCCGCCATAATCATATCGCTCATAACCAGGAACCATATCATCTCCGCCGTATTTAAGAAAATTACTACCTTGTGGGAGAAAAGTATTCTTTATCCAATCCAACTCTTCATCTGTAGCCCCTATATTAGCATTACCCCTTGCTATATTAGCCATCATTGAACCAGAGCCTCCAGTTAGTTGAACAGGACCAAAAGCAGATGAATCGCTCCCTCTAACCCTTGTTCTTATCCAGGGATTACTATAAGCTCCTGTTTCTGCTTTGGCTAAAGCGTTGTAAAGGTCGTTAATATTCATTAGTAAAGCTGTTTTGAAGCGCTTGCTTCAAGCCAAGGATTAGTATATGTACTTTTAGGATACTTATTCCTAGCTTTCAATAAAAGCCTTTCTTGAGCAGTAGAACCCATAGAATCATATTTATAAGGACTTGGCATAGGAGTATCTGTCATCATATCTTGAATAATCTGCAAAAGACCTCTTCTTTTGCTAGCATCCTGCATCTGCTTGCCAACTTTCTTCATATCTATGTTTCCATCTTCATCTGGCTCTGCTCCAAAAATATAACCCATCAATCCAGGGATAGTTTCTGTAAAAAGAGTCCCCATATCTTCAGGATTAGTATAATATCCCCCGCTATACAAACGCTTGTCTATCCCAAATGAATCAGTATTAGCTTTAGTTTCAGCTGCTTTAGCTCTCGCAGCTCTTCTTTTTCTTATATTATCTCCAGGTCTCCATCCCATATTAAAATCTCCAATCTAAGGTTAATAAAGGGTTTTTCTTATCCATTTTAAAACCCATGTCTAATTTTCTAGTAGGCGAAAAGTTTATTTTATTCCTTAAAACATCAGCTCTTACACTATCTGGTAGTAATTTATGCAAATTAGGGTTTATAAACCTATCTAGCAAAGACTTCCCAATAAAAGCACCAGGTACTAAAGCAGGATTATCACCAATATCAGATAATGTGTTTTTAAGTTTACCTGGGTTTTTAGCCCCTTTATACAGCAATTGAGCCCAAGCTGGGCTTACATCCTTGTTAAAGGGCATTTCCAAAGGATTTGATGTAGTTTCTGTATTATACGCCATAATATACCCATAATTTAACACCAACAAACACATAATACCAAGCTTTTTATTTGTATTAGGTAGTAATCTATAGGTTCTTTTGTCTTTTAAAGAAAAAAAGCGTGTTAAGAGCTTTATTAAGCGTATACTACCTATATACTACCTATGGTATAAAATAATCAAAAAAATAATATATGCAAGGGTTTTTTCGTTTTTCTTCATTTTGACAAGCATTTAGACGATTTCGTTGAAAAAAGACCCATTTTCAAAAAAATATAACAAGAATGCGTGTGTGAGATATACACACAACCCTACCCGCCGTTTTCAACCGTGGTGGGGTACATAAGCGGTTGAAAACCTCTCATATGATGGCCGCTTCGCTATCATATTCGAGCCCTTGCTATTATTGCTTTTTATTAATTAAATAACTATAAAGGAAAATAACTATGTTTAAAGCAATAACTGAATATCTTAAAGAAAATAATATCATTGGGATTCCTAGCATATCTAAGCTTGGAAATATATCTGTTGTTATCCCTAATTACTCCCAAGACGGGGAAACTAATTACTTTGGGAGTAAGAATCCCAATGATATTCTCTCAGAATTAACGCCATTAGTTCCTGAATCTCTTTCTATTGAACTAATGCCACCTTCATATCAGTATAAGGGTCAGTCGTTAATTATAAGAGAATCATCAGATATTACTGAATTTGCATTTGATAAGTTAGAGAAGTCTCTAAATGCAAAATAAGTAATTTCTGAGTAGTTATAAAGAGTGATTGAGTTGTTAGTATATAGCGACTCAATCACATCTTTTTTTTATATAAGTAATACATACAGCCGTTTTGTATGTTTTTAAAGATTTTTAACTAAAACAGTAAAGAAAGGTAGGATAATTAAATGCCAAATAGAAAAGCTAAAGCTCGTAAGCAAGATAGAGCTAAGAAAAATGCTGCTATTAAAAAGTTTAAAAGGAATAAGGTAACTATGGTAAAGAAAGTTCACTTTAGAGATGATGGTTCGGCTTATGACAAATGGGTTCCTAAGTCTAAATAATAACAGAGAGAAAGGAGTTCTCAAATAGAATAATAATCATAACATATTAGGGGGATAAGGCAATAGTCTGATTCCCCCAAAGATTTAAAATTAGGAGGTGATAACCTCTCTAATAAAATAGTCGCCTAAGCTTGGCCGCAATAGTGGCTCTTCTAATGGGACTATTTTCTGGTGCGATAATAGATATGGTGATGATGTACACATCTTTATTGTAGGTGATAAATTAGCTTAGATGATAAGTAGTGAGGAGAAATATATGACGAAACTACTTAAACACTCTATATAAAATGAACGAAGGCTAGCCTACAGACATATCTATTACATTAAATAGCTATAAAGGAGCTTAAATGGAACATATAGGCAAAGTTATTAAAAGAGTAATGGATAGGTGGCAACACTGTAAAAAGTGTGAAATATACTACTTAGAAGACTGTAATTGTAAAACAAAAAGAAAGGTAGGAAACTAATGAAAGAATATCATTATAAATTTGGTAATCTAATATCTTTTGTAGTAGCTAAAAGTAGAGTAGATGCTATTGAAAAGATAAAAGATAATATAGGTAGAAGATTTGTTGTTAGAATCTGTAAAATAGTATCTATATAAAGTTTAATTAATAAAATTAGAGAGGTGGTTAGCACAATGTAGAACACCAGTAATTACGAGGCGAGAAGATTTCTTGTAGCCTCTCTAATAAACCAAGAAAGGTAGGTATAGTATGTTGGTAGAAATGTTTTATGGTGTATTAATGATTATGGTAGAGTTTAGTGGCGATGATGTTCATCATTATAATATTAAAGTGAATGAATTAGCGTCTTTAAATTTTAGTCAAAGCAAAATATCGTTTGTTTATAAGGAAAGCGGTAAAGAAGAGGTGATAGATATATTTTCTGACCAAGACTATTTAGCATTTGCTAAATGGTGGAAAGATAATAAATATAAAGTTGTGGAAGCTATGGGTGAGCAAGATACAAGGTATATTCACAACAGAAATCAAGATGTTAAATTTTAATAATTAATAGATGAGGTTCAAGAGTAGGTAAGTTTGAGGTAACATATAACTCTACGCAACTTGAGACGGGTGGTGGTGAGCTAAGGTGAAAGGTGAGAGTCCTTCGTGTAATCTATTAATAAAATTAAGTGAGTGTTGTGTAACCGTGAGGCCACAGAGGGTTTTTATGTATCATAAGTAAAAAGGGTTTTTGAGTGTTTGTTCATATTTCGCTCTATGTTTTCCCTTGATTTCAACTACTTATACCTTTCACCCTTGTTAGCACTCACTTATAATTTGGAAAGGAGTAACAAATGGAGAGTTATAATGATTATCTACTAAGCGTGGTAGATGTCTTAATTGAAAATAATATTAAATTAAGGAGTAAAAATGCAAAGAAGAACAAACCAAGCAATATTCGCAATATTAGCAATGTTGACAATATGGATAGTAATTCACACATCAAGAATAAATAATATAGATTCTGATGTAACAGTATTAAATAGGACATCAAACTCTATGATGAATAGATTAATAGAGCTTGAAAGTAAGGAAACAGATGAAATGTCTTATTATGATATATATGAAGAGCAAAACAGATATTTAAAAAGTTTTGAGAGTGACTTAACATTTAAGGAAACTTTCAAAAAAATGAGAGCAGAGTATGGTGCTGGACATATCTTTGATTGGAATGAGAGATTATTCACAACATATTATGCTGAAGAGTTAATGTTAACCAAAATAGCTAAAGAAGGGAGTAATAGATGAATATTAATCTATTAGTAAATGGCGAATTCGTTTCAAGAGATGTAACATCTACAACAGTAGGTGCATTGAGAAATGAATTAGAAATACCAGCTGATGCAAATGTAATGGTTGGTGGAACTATCAGACAAAATGATTTTGAATTGTCTGACGGTGATATTGTTGCTTATGCAAGTAATAATAAAGTAGGTGGATAAGGGTAATAATTACCCTTAATTAACTTTAAATGAGAGCCAATAACTGGTCCTGTAAGTCCCGAAACATAGGAATGAAGGCAAAGGAATATGTGAGGCTCTCATTTAATTAAACAGAGATAAAGAAAGGAGTAACCATGATATTTTATAATGGTCAAGATGAAGTAACTGTAAATGAAATTGATAAATTAAAAGATTTATCACAAGAAGAGACAAACAATTTAGCATGTGGACCTCAAGACGCATTTTTCAATAAATTAGATACTGTTAATAATACATTGACAAATCTTGAAATAAAGAATTTAGATGTTAATGATAAATGGAATTGGAAACCAGGAGCTTATAAGATAATAAGAGAATATCTTTTAAATAAGCTTCAAATAGATAAAAAATGTCAAAGTTTAACAAAGCTAATTGATAGAACAAGGGATAATGTTAATTACACTAATTATCTTTTTAGACAAATAAGAGACATGGAAATGGAAAAAAGTGCTCTTAAAAGATTAGGAGTATTAAAGAATGTTGATATTGAGGAGTTTAAAGAAAAATGTATTGAATTTGTTAAAAGAGTAGAAGAACAATGCTTGAAAGCTTCTGAAATGACTAAAGGAAATGTTACTATTAATACTTTTGTAAGTGATTTAGAAACAAGAGTTCCAAGAATATATTATAATATTGTATTAAATAATTTAACATTATCTATATATGATGGAGATAAAATGATTCAAGAAATACCTTTAGGACAAATTCATATCATAATTACACAGAATCTTAGAACTAAGCTAGGAGTTAAGAATAAAGATATGTCTTTGCTTGGTGTATATAAAGATTCTCAATTTGATGAAGCTAAATATCCTTATATTTCATCTGGTTATAGTCATACTGATTATTCAACTGTATGTTTAGATAAACATTATGATGATGTTCAAAATGCTATTTATAAAAATGATTTAGTATCTTTATCATTTGTATTAATGCAATGGGCTCAATATTATCATATAAGTCATTCTAATCCATATAATCAACCAAGTTTACTTAAATTTGGTATGCCAGGAAATTATAGTGATGAATATTCAGCAACTCAATCAAGTTCAATGGTTAATTCAAAAAGTGATGATATTCTTAGAAATAGCTTAAAAAGATTGGATTTGAACTATATGGAATCTAATGAATATTATGTTGACTGTTTAGACTTTATTGAATGTAAATATAGAGGCCTTAATAATCATTATTTGAGAAGAAAATCAAATGTAGAATTACAAGGAACTGATTATTACTGTAAAATGGAGTCTTTAATATTTCTATTATTAGATAATATTATGCATGATGCTCATAAACCTAATTCAATATGGAATATAAGTGATGATTGTTCTATGATTGCTGGAGCTAGTATAAGTATAGGGAACAATAGTTATTCAGAAGATGAACAGCAAATAACAGATATTGAAGAAACAGAAAGTGCTGTTATTTGGACTTTATTTAATTATCTTATAAATAAACCTTTCTATAATGGTTTCAAAACTATAGATAGAGATAAAGTTATATTAGATGATATGAATCCATATGATTGTAAATATGTTTTTGAATATCTTGAAAAGAATAATCTTCTAGAAGATAAGAAAGTAGAAGAACCTACGAAAGTAAATGAGATTATAAATGATGCAGAAAAAATGAAGAAACTAATGAAACAGTGGGCGTATAGCTCAGAAAGGAGTGCGTAATGAATATAGAAGATATATTCTACATATCAGAGAAAGATTGGTATACTCTTCAAGCATGGGCTACAATAGCTTATGAAGAAGATAAAAATGAAATCTCTGGTTTAATGACAGCAATACCACAAAAAGATGGTAGAATTGAAGTGGGAAATGTTGAAATACTTAAGCAGGAAAATACTGGTACTAATACTGAGCTTGACGGAGAGGCTGTTAGTGAGTATATGATGAGATATGCTATGAAATATAAAGACAAAAATATGAAGTTTGTCTGGTGGCATTCACATCATACTATGGGAGCATTTTGGAGTGGAACTGATGAGAGAGAAATAGATGCATGGAAGAATGAGAGTTATTCTTTGGCATTAGTTATCAATCTAAAAGAAGAGTATCTATTTAGAGTAAGCTTTTGGAAACATAATGGCTTACCTATGGAAAAACATATAGATACTACTCTTAACATAGAAAGAGAAAAGCCTCTTGTTAATATCACAAAGAAGATGAAGAAAGACTACAATGAGCTTTGTACATCACCTCAAATAGTAACTTACAATCAAGGTTGGACAAAACCTAATTGGGCTATTAATCAAAATACTTTTAACTTTGTTAATGATAAGACAAGAGTAACAACAAATGTAAGAGAAGCTTATGAAGAATGTTTAGGCGAATGTGAGAAAATGCAAGAAAGCTTCTTAGATGGAACTCTTTCATGTAAGGAATTCAAAAAGAAAGTTAAGAGTATTAATAAGGTGTGTAAAGAAAAGAAGTTTCCTTTTAATGTCAAAGAATTCAATCTCAATAAGAATGAGTTATTAAATAAATTATTAGAGCTTTTTCCTGCTGATTTGATTGAATATGAAGATAATAATGTTAAATTGGAACTTGAACCAAATGGAGGTTACTTATGGACATAAATATGAGGAGTAGAGGCCTTGTAGACAACTTAAATCAGTTCAATTATCATATATTAGGCTGCGGTGCAATAGGTAGTGCCGCAGCTACCCAATTAGTTAGAATGGGTGCAGAAAACTTCTGTTTATATGATAATGATGTAGTTGATACAGGAAATGTAGGAGTTTCACAATACACATTGTATGATGTAGGTCATAAAAAGGTTGATATGTTAAAATCTAAAATATTAGATGTTAATAATTCAGCTGAAGTAATGTGTGCTGATGAAATGTTTAGCAATTATATCTATTTGAATGATAATGATATAATTATACTTGGTTTTGATAGCATGAAATCTAGATTAGATGCTGTTAAAGCAATAACTAGCTGGAGAGAAAGTAAACCATTACTTCTAATTGATGGAAGAATGGGAGCTGAACATTATCAACAGTATGTAATACTAAAGCCTACATTAGCAAAATACAAGGAAATATGGTATAGTGATGATGAAGGAAGCGAAGAACCTTGCAATATGAAAGCTACATCTTATTGTAGTAATATGAGTGGTAGTTTTATAGCAAATGCTGTAAGGAAAATCGTTACAGTTCAACCTTACGAAGAGTTTTTATCATTTCATTTTCCAACAATGACTATTGATAAAAATACCTTGGTAAAGTAAAATAAATGTTGTAATATAATGGGCTGGCTGAAATATTCTAAAGAGCCAGTCCATTTCACTTTAAAATAGGAGAATAAAAATGGCGTTAAAAAAAGTCAAAAGGAAAGCTGTCTCTCAGAATCCAAAAACAATGCTATTATATGGAGCACCAAAAGTAGGTAAAACTACAGCTCTAAGTCAATTAGAAGATTGTTTAATAATTGATACAGAAAATGGTGCAAATATGGTAGATGGATACATAGAGACTGTGTCAAATAGAGAGGAGCTCATATCTTTATTACAAGAAGCTAAGGAAGGTCATGAATATAAGTATGCTGCGATAGATACTATAGACAAAATAGCTATATGGGCTGAAAAAGCAATATGTGAACAAGAAAATGTAACAGCAATAGCTGATTTAGCATTTGGAAAAGGCTTTGGTATGGTTAGAGAAAAAGTCTTAAATACAGTTAACATATTAAAAGAGATATTTCCTCATGTGATAATAATCGGACATAGGAAATGGGCTAAAGCTATTGTAGATAGTAAAGCTATAGTTGAGCCAGAAAGCTTAGATTTAACAGGAAAGTTAAAGAATATGCTAATGGCTGATTGTGATGCTATAGGTTATGTTTATAGGAATGAAGAGAATAGTAAATTAATGGTAACATTCCAAGCTAATGAAGCCTTAGAAGCAGGTAGTAGAAGTCCTCACTTGAGAGGCAAAGATGTCGAATTAAAATGGAATAATATATATAAAAAGGAGAGTAAATAATGGCGATATTTAAACCTGAAATGAAAAGTAGTGATTTTACAAGCTTTACAGGAGTTTGTGAATTCGGTATATTAGAATTTAAAGATAGGTCAGGAGAGTTTGATTGGGCTGACTTATTTCTTGAAGTTTTAGTAAAACAAAAAGGTAGTGATTTTGATAGAACATTACAAATCAAAGGTTCTTTTGATAAAGAGAATGGTAAAATCACTGGTGGTAGCACCTTAAAGAAAATGTATCATTTCTTTGAACAAATCGGTTGTGATGCTGGTCTAAATGTAAATGGTGGTTGGGAGACAGCTGAAGGAGAAGAAATAGAAGATATTGCAAAATATCTTAATAAACATCATGTTCATGCAAATGGAACAGATACTCCTAATCTAGATTATTTAGGTTACTTTTATAAAGAGCAACCTAAAGTTCCAGGTGGAAAATCTTATACTAGAGTATTAGCTAGAGTATATAAGAAAAATGATGCTAATATTACTAAGCTAGAAGATGATGTTAAATGGATGAAATCTAAAGGATATTTGAAAGAGTTTATAGAAGGTGAAACTCAACAAGCTCCTACAAGTGGGAATGCTTTAGGTAATCTATAATGTATGTCGAGATAGCTAAAGGAACTCCTGGAAACAGAGGGTATTTAATCGATAAGAATGATTTAGCAAAGTATATTGATAAGTTTCCTTTATATAGAAGTGTTTATTTATATGATGAAAACGCTTTAGAATATGTAGAGAAAACTGGTAGTTTAAAGAATTACTTTGGAGTTAGACATATCGATAAAATACCTATTGATATTGATAAAGGAGATAATACAGATGATAAAACTTTAGATGTCTTGAGAGGTATTATTTTAGAGCTAGAGGAGGCCGATATTACGGAAGAAAGTTTCCAATGTTACTTCTCTGGCTCTGGATACCACATTGATTTAGCTGGAGGTTTGTTTAATTTCAAGCCTGGAGTAGACCTTCCTTATATTGTCAAACAAACACTAAGGAAGTTAATACCGCATTTAGATTCATCCATATATATGCGAACTGGTATTTATAGAGTTCAGCATACTATTAACCAAAAGACAAACCTATATAAAATACCTTTATATAGAAATGAGGTTATGAATTTAGATGTAGCTGATATATTAAAGCTAGCTAAAGTAAATCGTGTTGACTTTGACTATCATGAATTAACAGGAGATTCAGAGTTAGAACGAACTGTTATAACAGAGGTTCCTGATGTGCAAGTCTTTAATAAAGTATCAGAACCAACCAAAATAGTTCCTTGTGTTCAATCTATGCTAAATAAAGGAGCAATCGAAGGAAATAGGCATATAACAGCTATGAGAATTATCAGTCATTTTAAAAGACATGGTATTCCTAGCCATTATGCTAAAATCATGATGCTACATTGGAATAATAAAAGCGTAGAAGAAAAGCAAGTAATGGAAATGGTAGAAAATGTTTATAACAGAAACTATAAATATGGATGTCAAGATTCGATAATGGCAGAACATTGTAAAACTCAATGTATGTTCTTTAATAAAAAGGACTATTTAATAGATGTTAAATCATCTGATGAAATGCAAGGGGAATTACACGAAAGGCTTACTACTGATTTTAGTGGTAAAACAATAGACCTTGGAAGATGTTTAGGTATTAGTAAAGAATCAGTAATATATCCAGGTGAACTAGTAACTATATTTGGACCAACAGGTTCTAATAAAACTACTTTTGCTCAGAACCTAGCACTTGGTGTAGATTTTGTCAATAATAGAATAGTAAAAGAATGGCAAATACCTACATTATTTCTAAGTTTAGAGCTATCATCTTGGTATATGCACAGAAGACACCTACAAATAGTATCTGGAGTTTCAAAGCAAGAAGCAAACGATAATTACGAAGAGTTATACAAAGAAAATGAGGATAGATTATCACATCTTATGGTTCAAACTATTTCTCCCACATTAGATAAAATACAAGAGAAAGTTAGAGAGTTAGAACCATCGCTAGTAATAGTAGATTATATTGATTTAGTAGACACTCCAATGGCATACAGAGGAGAATATGAAAAAATCAAATATATATCACATGGATTGTCAAATATGGCAGTTAACAACGATATGATAGTTATCCAAATATCGCAAGTAAGTAGAGAATATAGTCGGAATGAAGTGCTTGACCTATATGCAGGTAAAGGGTCTGGAGCAATTGAAAACGCCTCTAGAAAAGTGATTGGACTTAATGGACAATCAGATTCAGCAACTAGAGCTGTTAGATTATTCAAAAACACCGATGGAGAACTGTTTGATACTGAAGTCGAATGGACTCCTTCATTTAGATTAAGGAGAGTATAATGGGATGGTTATTAAAAATGTTTTTGCTTGAGGATAGATTTATCCTTATATTACTACGCTTGATAAAAATAGGTTTCGTTAGGACTAAATCAAGAAGAATGAATGGATTTAGCTTTGTATTTGGAATCTCAAAAATAGAGTGCCAAATCAATTTGTCAAGTGTAAAAAGTGGAACAACTAAGGTAAGTGCAAATGAAGTCGGAAGAGCATAAAAATAAGAGATACTATAAGCCAAAAAGGGGGCGAAAGTCCCCTAATAGGCTTACTGTATGGGAACAGAAATTTAGCAAAAAATTAAAGAGACATCATGGAACTTTTGCTAAAAAGACCTTTCATAGATTAATGAAAAAATCATCTACATTAAGGTCTACATTGAAGAGAAGGAGTAAAGAATATGAGGTCGAATTTAATATATCACTTGAAGAAGTTAGAGACCTTTTATATAGAGTTTATGGAAAGAAGTGTTGCTATTGCCATAGTAAACTTCTTGTTAGCAATATGGTATGTGACCATATTCTCCCTCTATCTTTGGGTGGTAATTCAACTCCTGATAATTTACAGATGATATGTGGTCGATGTAATACAAGAAAAGGGCCATTAACAGATAGAAATTTCAGAAGATTATTGAAATGGCTTGATAGACAGAATATAGAACTTAAAAAATATGTTCTTAGGAAAATGTCAAGCAGAGATTTTTAATAAAAAGCAAGTAGGGGACGGATACACGACAGCGGTGAGCAGCTGTAAGCTTAGAAAATAAGTCGGAATGTAATGTCAATTATATTCGTCCCTGAAAAATTAAGGAGGTAAAATGAAAAATAATACTAATAAAAATTACAAAGGGTTTGTAAGGTCTACATCAAACATAGCAAGTACTACTAATAGCTATCAAGTTAATCTTCCACCTCATATATGGAAGAAGATGAAATGGAAATTAAATCAACCTATTAGAATTATAATAGATAAAGAGAATCAATGTTTAAAATTAATAAAAGATGAAAATATTAATAAAATTGATAAAAAAAGGAGAACTAATGGAGTGGGAAAGAAGTAAGTGTGTATTCCCTAAAATGGGAACTAAAACACATCAATTAAAAAAAGGGGAGAAAAGAGTTGACCCTGAAAAAACTAAACAAATAAAAAAAGACAGAAAGAAGAGGTTAGATGAATGGAACAAGTGGCTGAAAGGCTAAAAGAAAAGTTCACGAAAGATTATACTTCAAAATTTGATATTGATTTAAAGTTTGGAGAAGAAGCTGAATATAGTTTGGCTCATATATTGTCTTTAGGAAAGATAGAAGTAAAGACAGAAAGAGACATCTGGAAGAGAACTGGAAATATAGTTATAGAACTAAAAAGCAGAGGTAAGTATAGTGGCCTTAGCACAACCGAAGCAGAATGGTGGGCTCACATACTATCTTATAAAGGTAAGATAGAAAGCGTTATACTTATACCTGTTAAAGACCTTAAAGAAAGAGTAAAATTACTTGTCAAACAAGAAAAAGCTACTCTTACATTAGGAGGAGATGATAATACAAGCGAAATAGTATTAATTCCAATTAAGGAGATTCATGGAAGCTTTTAAAAGGAATAGAAAATATGCTGGAGCTGTATTAAAAGAGGAGAAACCAGGTAGATGGGTATCAAACAAACCCTTGTTTTTGTGCGGAAACAAGGGTTTATTCCCTGTATTTAAAACAGGGGGACCTACAGGTAGATTCCCTGTAAATCATCAAGAATACGAACTTAGAAATATAAGAAAGGAGAGTTGTAATATTGAAGACAGAATATAGTAATAATTTTCCGCCAAATGAAACAAGATTAATGCAGTATCTATGGGATGTTCATGTTGACAGAATTTTAAAGGTTATGCTTTCGGATGGAAAATGGTATACAGTAAAAAATAACGATGGAAATAATTGGTTACAAATAACTGGATATATCGGAAATAAGCCATATTATTTTAGTTTAGGAACAGTTGAAGAATATATTGATGAAGATGGAATTGAAGTAACTAAATTGAAAAGAATATCAGGATTAGTAAATCAAATAAAGTTAATAGAAGAAGAGGTGAGCTAATGAAAACAGAATATGACAAAAGAAGACATCTCCAAATTCAATTAGATAAAGCAAAAGAAGAAATTGCTTTTTTAAGAAAGGAGTTGGAGTTGTGCAAAGAAGCGACTATGAAAACATCGCAAAAATAATAGAAGATGTAATAGGTAAAGACACAGTAGCATGTGTTAAGCTTTTAGAAGGTATAAAATTCTACTTTAATAAGAAGATGAGAGAAATCGAGATAATTAGAGCAGAAAACTCAAAACCTATATCTTTTAGTGCCTATAAGGTAAAAGAGTGGAAAAAGGAGGCAAATAGCGCCTTAAAACGCTATACAAAGAAATTGAACGATGAAATTGAAGCTGAAAAAGAGGCTTGTTCAGTTACTGGCTGAGAATAGATTAGAAAAGTGCACAGTTTGTGGCACATACAAAAATCAGGCGGTTTACAGGTTTAGACATAGACAATTTGTGGATACTTGGGAACCGCCTATCTTAGAGCCAATGTGTAGAAAATGTGTTTATAAAGAATGTTTCGGTAGTAAGAACTATCGGAAGGAAATGAAAGAAAGGAGTTTAGATGGCAACTTTTAAGAAAAAGCCAACAAATAAAGAAATGGCAAATGCTATTGTTGAAATTAACAACAGAGTTAATGAAATAGCAAATGTAGTTTACAATCTTGATAATGTTATGGGTATGTTCATTAGAATGGAAGGAAAGTTAGAACAGTTTAATGAATACCTTAAAGAAAAAGCTAAGGAGATGCAAGATGACAAGAAAAAAGATGGAGAGCCTGATAAAGAAGATATTCAATCAGATTCAAAAGATGAGGGAAGCGGGTCAGAAGGAGTACGCAAGGAAGACAAGTAACGCCTTTGCAAACTTTGAAAGAGTAGCAGACCACATAGAATGCACTAGAGAGAAAGTATTAATGGTATATCTCTTAAAGCATATAGATGGAATAAGCTCTTATGTAAACGGACATAAATCTCAGAGAGAAGATGTTAGAGGTCGAATAACAGACGCTATTGTTTATCTTTGTCTTTTATGGGGAATGGTCGAAGACGAAAAAAGCGAGAGTAGAAACGCTAAATACTTAAGAGAGTTAAAAAAATGATTAAATGCGAAAAATGTGGTGAGTTAATAGGACATAGTGCTCCTATTTATAAAGCATCTAGAGGGTTTTTAGGTGAAGATGGGACATTTCACGAGGATGAATCAGTTATTATTCATATGGAATGTTACTATAATTACACTTATGACCCTTTTTATGCTATAGAACAGAAAATAAAAAACAGTTAGAATATATCTCCCAAACCTCTTCCTGGAGATGGTGAAACATACGATTCACCTTCTCTAATTCTTTTTGATTCTTTAGAGAATCCAGTAAGTGGAACACCAAATACTTTCTCAGGAATTCTCATAGGATTCTTGATAATAGATGTTTCAGGATGACCTACATCACGAAGCATTCTTCCAAAAGGAAATAAAGTCCATACATAATAATCAGCTAATTTTGTATAATCATCTTCAGCAAATTCTCTTATAACAGATATAGGGAATCTAGCTAATGGAGGAGTTATCATTTGAAGAGGAGCTATAGAGGAAGGATAAGTTCCAAAGAAAGCTCTCTCTTTATCTTTATCATCACCAAAAATCCACTCAGCTGTATCTTGTAGCCAGTTATAAGGTGCTGGTATTGTTTGTCCAAATAAAGAATACATAAAGACAGAACCTAAAGCCATCACAAACATATCTGCTTGCATAGTTCTTTCAAATTTTCTCATAGCTTCAGTACCAGGTTTGAATCCATACAATTTAGCTTGTTTTCTTACATCGTTTCTAAATCTAACAGCATTCCAACTCCATAATTGAAATCTAGAAAACATTTTACCTAAAGCTGTAGCAGCAAAAGCTGGTCTTTCAGCTGCATTATATAAAAACTGAGTAGCTTTAACTCCTTTTTTAGCAAGTTCAATTAAAATAGGATTGTTTATATTTTTTATAGAACCACCTAATCTTTCCCAAGCCTTTATATAGTGAGCCATAAAAGCATCTCTTCTTAGGATTCGTTCAGGAACAGACATAAATTTAGCCGCTTTATTCATTATTGCTTTAGAGATTCCATATTTATTTGCCAAAGCAACCATATCTATTTTACTAATTTCTTTTAAACCTGTAGATTTATTTGCCAAATCAGTAACAAAAGCTTTAGCTCTACTTCCTGAAAAATCTTTATCTAATCCAAATTGATGTAAAGTAGCTTCTGGAACAACACCATGAGACTCTACAAACTCCATAACTTTATCCCAACTAGTCCATTCAGGATTTATTCTTTGCAATTCTTTTAAACTTCTAGCCTTTCTAAGAGGCTCATAACCTACAGATTGAAATGTATGCATAGTTCCACCAAATACATTATTTATAGGAGTTTTAGGGTGCGTCATTAAAGTAGCTAATTCAAATTTTGCCTCTAAATTACTCCATCTTTGAGCATCCCAAGCAGTTTTACCTAAATAAGATTCAACAACTTTTATATCTTCTTTTGACATATTTTCAAAGTCTAGCTTACCTTTTTTCATTTTTAATTGTTTTGGAATCTTAGCAGATAAACCCATTTTATTCATAGCATTATTTACAAAATTGGCAAATCTATTATCAGCCCACCAACCATAAGGAGATGCACTTAGTTTTAATGATTTGTCATTATACATTTTATCGCTTATTATAGTAGGCATACCCATAGCTCTTTTAGCATATAAGCTCCAGAAATTTAACCAACCTTTTACTAGCTCCCTACCTTCAGCTCTTTCTTTATCATTACCTTTTACCCATTTTTTATTCATATGCTCTCTCATTTGATGTAAAGTGTATCTAGATGTCATATTTGCTAATTGTCTAAAAGCTGTTCTAGATAAGTTTCTTATATATAAATGAGCATTTTCAACACCTACTGAGTATCCACCAGTATGATGTTCTCTTTTATGCATACTATTAAAAGTTTCATTAACATTCTCTAGTAAGAAAGAATTATTCTCTTTTTGTTTTTTCTTTTGAGCTAAATCAAGCAAAGTATCTCCAAATAAATCTCTATCCATTTTATCCATCATTTCATAATCAGCTATATCCCAATCACCATTTCTAGTTCTATATTTAAGATATATTTTCTTTTGTCTTTCTTGATATTCTTCTTGACTTAAATTCTTTCTTTCTTTTTTTAGTTCAGCTAATTCAAAATCTCTAGATTCTTTATGCTTTTTATTGCTTAGAAAATAATGAGGAAACCAACCTTTTCTAAAATCGGTAGTAAATATCTCTAAATTAGCATATCTCTCAGCTCTTTCTGAACGATTAGGTTGATATGCTTTTCTAAGATTAAATGGGAGTTTATAATAATCATCAACAGTAATTTCAGAACCTTTCTTATATCCATATGTTTTGACATAAGATGTAGGAGGTAATAAATCAATCATCATAGACCTATTAATATGCCTCATTCCATCTATCCCTACTTTTAAACTACTTAAAATATGCTGATTATCTCCTCTTTCGTATGCTTTTTCTAGTCTTCTTAAAAATAACTTCCAATCGTATTTAGGTTTAGTTGGATTTGGCTTATGAGCATCATACCAACCTTCTTGATACTCAGTTAAAGCTCCTTCTTCTCCTCTAGTAAGTAAATATGTGCTATTAGAAAACTCTTGCCATTTTCTAACAGCTCTTTTTAAAAGCTGATGACCAGTAAATTCTTCTCTCTCCTTACCAGAACCAATAATATATTTCTTTGTTTTTAAAGCAGGCCAATTATGCTTTTCAACAGATTCTTTCCATTGTTTTTCATATATAGGTGATTCTGATTTATTCTGTAGTTCGTGGTATCTCATTGCCAAATTCCATATAGCTTCACCGTCAGGTATTTGGTCCAAAAATGATATTTTATTGTTCAGTTGATTTTGTTTTGTCAAAGAAAATCCATCTTCTATTTCATGCAACCTTCCTATCATATTCCTAATAGTATCACCAAAATAAGTAGGTTTTAAGACATATCCTTCTTTAAATTTAGCTATACCATCTTCTTGAAAGAAAGCTTTAACCTTCAGCATTTTTAAATCTCTTGCCATCATATTCTTATTAACTTGTTCTGGCATACCCATAAAATCCCAACCTGAAACTTTAGCAGAGTTAACTTCGTCTATTTGTCTTTCTATTTGTTTACGAATAGTTCCTTTTCTATTCATTTCAAACCATCTATTAAGCCTTTTAAAATCCTCTATATTCATCTGGTTTAAGTTCTTAGTAACTATAGGGTCAATATCGGAGTATATACCTGCTACAAGTTGATTTAAATCCATTTTAGAGTAATCAGTTATTTGTTTTAAGTTATGTTCAAGCTCACTAATTACTTGTCTTTGCGTTGATGTAAGCTCTACACCTTTGTTAGACAAACCTTCATAACCAGACATATCAACTGCTTCTTTATCTATACTAAAAACATTTTCTTTAGGGTCTACTTCTTTTAATTCTTTATTAAATTGCTTTAATGCATCGCTATTTTCAACAACATCTGACATAGTTTTCTTGAAATATTTGCCTTTCAATGAAAAGAAATCTTGTATATTTTTAGGAGAAACACTTTCCGACTCATAAGCTAGTTGAGTAGTGCTAGTTTTAGAACCATCTTCGTACAATTGGTCTTTAATCATTCTGTTAAACTCGTTATTACCAGTTAATTTGTCAAGTTTAAAAATGTTTTTTATTTTATCATGAACATTCCTGTCTCTTAAAGAGCCTATTAACAAATAATCAAACAATTTTTTACCAGCAGGAGAAAGAGATTCTTTATATTTATTTATAAAAATATCTAATTGACCCATATCTAATAATTTAGTTCTTTTTTCTTTGGAAAAATCTTTTATACTTGTTTCACCTAAAACAGCTAATTGAACTTCTCTCATTTTTTTAAAGATATGTCTTTGAGCTGGAGTCAAATCATCAAACATAGCTCCTTGAGTTCTTCTTTGAATTTGATTTAATATACTTGTCTGTTTAAATGCTTCAACATTTTTAGATATATCTTTAACCTCACTATTCTTTAAGCTCTTTGATTTAATTAAAGGCTCTATAAGCTCTAAAGTAACCATATCGTGCAAATCATCAGCCAATCTTCTATCAGCTTCTTTTAATGTATTAATAAGATAGTCTTTCATTATTTCTTTAGTTAAGTCTTTTCTCTTAACAACATTACCTTTGAAATCTTTATAAATAGGTTCTATCCCATACCCACCATCTTTTATACTTTTTCTCAAAACTTTATCTGTAGATAAGTAAGCTTTAGAAAAGTCTTCAATAACATATGGCTCATGTAATTTTTCTTTAGATGCAAAATAAACCTCCTTTGAAAAAGGAGTTTTTAAATATGTTCTTCCAATTAAAGGCTTTAACCAGTTAAATTTAGCAGCTTTTTCATTAGTAATATCATATAGATTTTTAACTGCTTCTGAATTAATTCTATTAAATATACTAAAATTAAGGTCTATATTTTTTAATGTTAAAGCCATTTTAGGTAAAGCTGTATCTATAGCATCAACATCAAATGTTTCTATTTCGTTTAATCTTTCTACTTTTTCAGCATTTGTCCAGCTTCTATCTCTGTTCCAGTTCCTGCCAAATAAAGCTTCGTTAAACCCTTTTATTTTATTGTAAGAAGATAAATCCTCATAAGTTTCAGCCTTTTCTTTTTTAGATGATTTTATTCTTTGAACCTTAAAAAATTCTGACTCTGGTATGTCAATAAATCCTTTTTTAGTTATTTTTTGATATTTCATTTCAAAATAAGCGTTTTCCAATATCTCTCTTAAAGTGCTAATATTTTTAAGGCCTGTCATATCCATAGGGTCAGCACCATAAGCTACTAAAGCACTCGACAATAATCTTTGTCTTTCATTTGGGTTTTTAGCTGAAAGAACTTGTTTTAATATTGTGCCATCTTGATATGATATAACTTTTATATCTTCAGACATGTTATTTGTTTTTCTTACAGAGCTCCAAGCAGCTCTCATGTTTTGAGTCATGCTAACTATAGGAGCTAGGAAATTTCTTGATTCAACAGCTTTTTCACCTGTATAAAGCCTTACTCCTGGAAAAAACTTAGCATAAGGCACAGTTTTATCTTTACCCTGCATAATATCTATTATTTCAGGAGGTATACCCATTTCTTTTAATTCTTTTTCACCTATTAAAAGCTCATTTTTAAACATCTCTTTAACATTAGCTAACTCAGAGCCTTCTCTTTTTCTTTTAATTTCAGTTTTTAGATGCTTTAAAGGTTGCTTCAGAAGAGCGCTTTTTATTTTATCATATGCTTCTTTAGCAGTAAATTTACCATATTTTGGTTCATATTTAACAAGATAAGCTTCAGGATTTAAAGCAAAAGTCATACCTTTTTCCCAACCTTCTGCTATCCACTGTTCATAGTCTCTTCCTAATATATATTCTTTCTTACCATTATCTTCAGGCATACTTTCTTTTAAATTTTTTATATACCTCAAGTAATCTCTGTTTAATAGTCTTCCATATTCACGACCGTTTACAGTCCCTAAGTATTTTCCTACTTCTGATTTAGTAACAGGTTTTGATTTACTTTTTGGAATAATATATTCATCTTTTTGAGCTCTAAACATTTCTTTAAAACTCTTTTTCATACCAAAACCTTCTCCTGTTTCAGATTTTCCTCCAAAATAGACAAATGATTCATCACCATCTAAATCAGCTCCACCTTCAGCTCTTAA